ACTTGGTGCAGAGCTATCTTGTGTTGAAGTAAGTCTGCCTGATGTATTAAAAACGTGTCTCCATCTGTCACAGGTGAAGTACCCATCACTACCACCCAACCCTGTGCTTGACACCTGTCTCTGTGCCACGTTCATTGCACCATTGATGATGACATTCCTGTTTACTCCACCACCACCTGCGTTGATGTTGCCTATAAGGTTTGCTAAATCTGCTGCTTTGCTCATTGTTTATCCATTATGCTCCGTATGCAGTTGTTACATCAGTTGCTAAAGCTAATACTCCATTCCCTGCACATTCAAAAGAACCACTTGACCAGTTTGTAGTTGCTTTAGAACCATACAATACAAGCATATTCTGGTTTTCATTAGAACTGTTTTGGTTTGCTTGCCATCTATGAGGGTCTGTATTTATAACATTAGCACCATCAAAAGTAAAATAATTAGACTGAATACTTTGATAAGCATAACCTGTTCCACCAACTGGTATTATATCTGATGGTAATTGTAGACCCCATCCATAAGTATTACTCCAAGTACCAAAATGTGCATTTCTATAAAAATAGAAAGAAATATAAACAAGTCTTGAATTAATTAAATGAATGGCAGTATTAATGGAAGTTGCATGACTAGAATCCATATAACTAGAGAAAGTTGCATAATCATTATTAAGTATACCAACTTTAAATGAACTATTCCAAGCATTTGTAATATGGTGTGAATTTCCTGGTGTCATAGTGCCATTAGCATTTAAAGTTGCAACTGTATTAGAGTTCGTTGCGTCTTGTATTGTATTTACTTTAAGTATTGATGCCATTGTTTATCCTATGAGGGTTCTTTTGGAAAATCAGATTCGTCTATCTTTGGACTGTTAGGTAAAAACTTAGGTGTTACTGTCTTTGTTAAATCTCTAAGTGCCTGTCGATAGGTAGCCCACTCTGCTTTCTTTGTGTCTGACAATGGACTATCGTTAGCCTGTGTCCAATCACTCTTTGCTAGTTTTTTATTTCTTAAACCTCTGAAATGTTTTAATTCTATTGACATATTTTTACCCTACTAAGTAACCCATCCAAAAACAATGATGCCCATAATAATCTTCTTGAGCATATATGTTTACATAATCTGTTGCTGATAAATTCATATTCCAAGAATAGGCGAGTGTATGGTCTGAATAATCGTCAGCATTTCCTTGAACATGGTAATTATCATGCCAATGACTACCATTTAAGTATATTCTTGAAGGATGAGAAGCATCTCCAGTGTTATTAACATACAGAAAACAATTAAATTGATACATTCCTGCAACTGGTGCAGTAAATCTGCCATTACTTGCATCATAATGACTGCCAACATTTGCAATAATCTCAACTGCTTGAGTGCCAGTCATAAAAAATGCAGTAAAACTACTGCCGAGGTCTACCCAAGCTCCATTTCCAGTAACATGAAAATATGGAATATTAGATTTAAGCACCCTACCACTACTATCAATGGTCAAGGCACTTGTGCCACCAGAATGTTTTATTGCATCTACATGAAGTTCACTTGCCATTACTGTGCTATCTCCTCTACAATCATATATCTTGCACAAACTGCCGTTATATTTACAAAATGATTTGTGTCATCTACTTTTACATATAGTTTGTATGTTCTTGAACTTGTGCTACCAGCACTTAGGATATCAGTCACAACAGTTTGTACAGATTGTCCAAAGCCACTAGAACCAGAGCCACCTATCATTTGAATATAACCGCTCCCACCATATGAAATATTGTGATTTGAAACTATTGTACTGTCTTGATAAAACGCATAGTAACAATAAGGATTTTCTGAACTACCATTAGTATAGCAATTTTGTTGTCCAATCCATGTAACTCTCATTAAGCTATTTGAAAATTTTGGTGTAATTGTTACATCATAAGGGGTAATATGAGAATATGATGAACTGTTATATAAACCACTATTTGCTCCGTAATACGTTTTTTTAACTTGGATTACAGAACCCTCTGGCATCTCCACAGTATTTGCCGTAGTCTTACCTTCTAATTTATCTACTAATAATCTACTGGTCATACTATTGTATACACTCCGTTAACTGTGATTGTAGCACTTGTAACTGTAATAGGTCCTGCTGACAATCCGTTTGTACCACTTGGTATTGTTATATCTGCCGTAATACTATTTCCATTTGTTCGTATTATACTGTTATTTCCCAGAAAAGGGTAGCGTGTATCTGATTCTGACTTGCTGTAGCTATTGGCTATTGTGAAAGCATCATAAACAATTATCTCAACTACATCATTAAGGGAAGCTCCAGTAACCAATATCATTGTTGTACCAGAGGTAGCTGTATAATCTGTAGAAGGCTTTAATAATACCCCATTCTGAAAAACATCAACATATTCCCCATCTGGATAAGAAAGCGAATTTGCATTGGCATCTGACCCACTAAACGAGGTCTGCCCTGCTGTGGCTTGGTAGATAAACCTAGTCCTTACTCCTTGATTTGGTGCTTTTCCTATGTAGGGCATTATGTATCTCCAACTCTAAGGAAAGCTATACTGGTAGCAGTATAATCAGTATTCCCCACTATAGTAGTGCCAGTATTAAGATCATTTGAATGACTCTGCCTATATCTTAAACGAAAGGTTGTTGTATTAGTCACATCAAACAAAAAACTTTGAGTGAGTGTACCATCCAAAGCTCCATCGTTATCTACATCTGTATGACCCCACGCTAAACTTCTAATATTATAATTACTAGCACTATCTGTAGATATTTGTATATTAGGGTCATATCTATCGCCTGCTGTTGTTCCATTAACTACTAATACCCAAGTGCATAAATACACACCAGTTTGACTACAAGAAAATACTCCAGAGGACTGTGACCATACTGACCCTATTGCTTGATAATCTGTATCTACTTCCTCCCAATTAGTAAGAACAGTTCCTGTACTGGCAGAACCTGCTTGATTTGATGCTAATCTAAACTGTTGTGCTAGTAGATGGGTACTAAGGTTATTTATACCTGCTGTTCTAACTTTAGTTAAAGCCACTTCTTACTCCTAGCTTGGTTTCGTTGGAAAGGTTACACTACTCATGTCTAATGCACCATTACTATCTAACTTTGGGTCAGAACTCGCAGGTAAGTCTCTCAAGGCTTGTCTATACGTTTTCATGTTATTCGACATGGTTACATCACCTAACGCAGTCCAATCTGTTTCTGCCAGTAATCTATCTCTTTCTACACGAAGCAATCGCATTGGCTCACGGCTTTGTAGTAACGTCTTTTCACCTGCTACTTGTGCATAATTTACACCCCAGTCCTTTGGGTCTGCACTTTCTATAGCTGAACCACTACTATCTGCTCCTGTGACTTTACGAAACATAGCGTTAAACTCATCTTCGGTTGTAGGCTCTCCCCTGAGTACCCACTCTGTAATTCCTAAACTTGTTAATGCTTGTGCTATTGTTGTCATTGTCTTAACTCCTCAACTTTAATTGAACTGGTGTAGTTACTACCATCATTAATTCTAAAACCTCCACTATCAGCACTTGTATTATTTTGCATTTGAAGTTTGATAGTTTTTGAATTTGTATTTGTTGCACTCACAGTGACTTCTTTATGTAATCTATTAAAAATATACAGTGCAGATGCACCACCGACTTGAAGAAAAAATTCTCTAGCATCTCCAGATGCTGAAATATTAGACCCATCAACATTAATATCTACAGAGCCACCATTATCATCACTACTTCTATAAATGTAAGCATGAACACTTGCAGTAATATGTAAAAGACTTGAAGCAAATTTAGGTGTGAATGTAAATGATGAGCCACCCACATCAGCGTAAGAGCTACTTGTAACTGATGTTATATCCGTAAACGTATGAAATGAGGTTTGCACAACCATACCTGCAGGCATAGCCACTGTTCCTGCTGTAGTTTTACCCTGTATTGTGTCTACTGATAGTGTACTCATGGAGCAATCTCCTGTAGTAATAACTTTCCTGTGTTACTGTGTCTAGCAACTGTTAAGGTGTGGTCAGGGGTAACAACAAGAGATATGTAATGTGTGTCTGTTGATGTACAAGTAAATGTTCCAAAGTCGTGTCCGTGTATACTCGTTACATCGTCTGCTCCTGTACCCTCCATGCGTTCTTGGGCAAATATAACTTCAGTATTAGAATTTGGTGTAGCACTTGTTCCAATATTTACTTTAGCAACCACTGAACCTCCTGCCGTTGCAGTGCAATTTGGAAGGTGTAACCAAACAGCAAATTTATTGCCAGATGTCCTAGGAGTAAATGTGCTATTAATCAGAGTAGTGCCAGACCCTGCACCTATACTAGATGTTTCAGCAACGGTAAACTGGAGTGTTTGCACAACATACTTAAATACTGTGCTTGATTCCTGTCCTCGTAAAGTGTCTACTCTTAATGTACTCATTGTTTATCCTAAAAATGTAACATTCCAATGAAAGTATTTTTGATGACCATCATTTGGTGAGGTCACATTACTTGCTTCTTCTCTCATACAAGCGGCAACTGATTTTCCTGCTATCAAGTATTTACAAAACCCCATGTGCATAGGAGTATCATTATAATCAGTGTAATCCCAATTTGTTCTAAGCCCAGTATTACTGTCTTCACTATCACCAGTAATAATACCTAACCCTATATAATCACTTGTTGCTTCAGTATATCCAACACCTAAACTCAACATATAAATCCCAGATATCGGTACAGTAAATATTCCAGTCGAATTATCATAATGATTTCCGTAATTTTCGATAACTTGCTCAAAATTTCTTATAAGTCTCCAAGTGCTATCAAGGGTTAACCCATTAATGGTTGTTCCACTACTTGCATTATCTGATGTGGTTGAAAAGCCTAAACAAAAGAAATGAGGTCTTGATGTTGAAGTTGTAATTCTACCACTACTATCAATCGTTTGAGCCGTTGTGCCATTTGTATGTTTTATATTCTGTACTAGAAGATTGCTCATATTATTGCTAGATTACCTCCAGAATTAACTGTAACTGTAACCCCACTTGATATACCAACAGGTCCAGTTACATTAGCGTTTTCCGTAGCTTCTATCGTTGTACTAACATCTATTGTCTGAGAATTAACCCTAAACATACCCCCATGCTTAAAATTACCCTTGTTTGTTTCTGGTGGCACAACAGAACTGTCAGCTAATCCTAGGTAGTTTACAAAGATATTACTTGTGCCAGAAGAAGGTGCTTCTGAGAAAACTAGGTTTGTACCCCCTGTTATAGAATAAGCAGAGCTATCCTGAACTACACCATCTACCGAAATAAGGACATCTTGTACGTTTCCTACGTTATTGGTCAAAGTAAATGCTGTGGCACTCCCATCGCCATTAAAACGCTGTACAGAGGGTATATCGTGGAAGTTTGCCTGAACTTGGTTTCCTATATACGCCATTATGTTATCTCCATTATACTTGCTACTGTATCCATGCTATTTGCCGTATTAGATGCTACACTTAAAGTATGACCTGTCTCCATAATAATCTTATTACCTGACATATACTCAAATGACGACCCAGAAGGTATAGGTATGTTTTTAGCTAGAAACACTGTTTGACCTGCATTAAGTTTAATATCTGCTGTTATCTGGCTTGTAGTTGTATTGGCTAACGTCAATCCTATAACAACAGTTGTTGTAGCAGATGGTGCTGTATATATGTTCATTATCGCATCAGCAGATGTGGTTGAACCACTATACACTTTGTTTTTAAACGTATTAGCCATTTAATGCTCCTATGCTACATCATCTATGAGAGCCGCTACTATAACCTCTGCTGTTGATGCTGAAGATATTCCATGCAAGTTTGCTACTGTTGTGTTAGGTATCCTAGCGGCAAAAGCCTCATTAGGTCCTATAGTTACACCATCAACTAAAGTAGAACTTGCTGTACCACCATCAAAACAAATGTAAATACTTCTACTATTTGTATCTATATTCTTTATAAACAAAAATTTAATTTTGTCATTATCGTGAACTGCTGTTGGCGCAGTATTGTTATCTACAGAAGTATAATCAAGAAAATAACCTTCAATTAAATCTTCAGTTCCTGTATTAGATACGCTTGTCTTTTTGTAGTACCATTTTTCTGTAGTATCAGCAGGTGTAACCGTCATTGTTGCTGATATTGTTTTAGCAATCTCATCTGGTAATACCGTTGCCTGTATTGTTGTAGTTGCGTCATTTGCCATGTTTATTCTCCTTTATCCTAACGCTATTGCCAAAGCTGTTGCATCGTCTGTTGTAGCAAAACCTGCCCCTGCGTATGTCTTAATATCAGAAGCGGGAACAGATTTCATCGTGCCACCATCGTTTACAATGATACCATCACTATCCGCTATTGTTATTGAGCCACCTACAGAGGTTCCACCATCTAATAAATTTAACTCTGATGCCGTAGCATCAACCGCAGCAAGTTTAGTAAAATCAGCCTGCACTAATCCTGATACCCCATCAAGTAGGTTTAACTCCTCTGGTGTGGATGTAATCTGTGTGGTACTCGCTGCTGCAAGAACAGGTAAAGTACCTGACTGGTTTGGTAAACTAATTGTTCTGTCGGCTGTAGGATCAACCGTTGTAAGTGTTGTCTCGTGTGCGTCAGGGGTAGCTCCCTCAAACACGAAAGCGTTCTGGATGTTTATGGTTGTACTGTCTACTGTTGTGGTTGTACCACTTACTGTCAAATTACCTGTTACTGTAAGATTATCGTTAACAGTTGTTTCTGATGTTGTATGCCCTATAGATATAGCCGTTCCTGATACGCCTGTGCCTACCGCTACAGACTCACCCCCATCTCCAGTGTCTATAACAAGATAGTTATTTGTGCTTTGCTTAATTGTAAACGCTGTTGCTGAATTATCCGATACTGCAATATTTATATCCGTTGCATCTGGGCTTATAGAGTCTACAGCTATATCACCTACGTTTGTGATATTGTTGTCACCAAAACTTACATTATCTCCAAAGGTTTTGTTTGTAAGCGTAGCAGTCGATGCTGTTGAAACTAGATTAACATCACCCCCAGTGCTTGGCAAAGTTAGTGTGTTTGAAGCGGCTTCTGAGTGTGGGGCGGCTTTTAATATTTGACCATGACTATTATTCTCACAGTTAAATTGTATAGCTCCCTGGTTGGTATTACCTTTTACAGTAACATGACCTGTTCCATTTGGAGCTAATTCTAGGTCTGCATTTGATGTGGTAACAATATCATTGCCATTC